ATGATTTTTAGGGATAGCTTGAGAGTATTACCTTATGGTCGAGTAGATAATGATTTCTTCCAGATAGAAGAAAGACGTTCATGGAATGCAGGGCGATATTATTGGTCTAATAGAAGGATTTTTGGTTATATTGGAATTACTCAATCCAGTAATAAAGAGCTGAAAGATAAGTCGGGGAGAGAGGGATTCATAAGAAACCAGGCTGCAAGAGAACTGAAAACTATTATATCTAATTTGTTAACTGAACTTGCTGATAGATTTTTTGGTTCACGTTCTGATGACCGTAAAGAGCTTTTAGAACAAGTTAAGCGTGAAAAAGAGTTAAGAAAATCTGCTCAACAACAAGCTCGAAAATCAACACAAAAAAGTTTTTCAGAAGCTTTGAAGAATCAGACACCAGTTCTTGATGCTTCCTTGGAGGCTGTTAAAAGGCTGAAAACTAAGCTTGATAAAACTGATGGTTCGTTAGATTTAAACTATCTTAAAATTATAGACAGTGATCTTACAAACTTAGATGCGTTGCGCAGTGAAATTAAAACGCCTATCAAACCTCCAAAACTTGGAATGTATGAAGAGAAATATAGAGACTACAGAGATAAATTTAATGAGTTCTCTGCGTATATTCTACAAATGAAGTTAGCAATTAATAAACTTGATTCTGAATTAAATAAACTTGAGCCTTCATTGTCAGCGAAAAATCACCTTGAAAAAAATCAAGGTATTATTAATTCTAAACTAACTAAGTTTAATAACACGATAGAGGAGAAGATACATTCTCTTTTAAAAAAATGGGCCGATGAAATAAAGGTTGATCGAAGTGATTATTATGCTAAAACTATATCAGTTGTTGATTCAATAGATAATGATTCACAAATTGAAAATGTGTTTAATTTGCTCGATAGTTTATATGTTGAGTCAGTTGATACCCTAACTTTCAAATATCAATCAATAATAAAAGGTCTCGATAGATTATTTGAAGGTATAAACTTAGATTCAGCATTCTCATTATCTGAAGAAGAACGCTCATATTTTGAAGAAAAAGCTAAAAGTTTAAACGCGCTTGCACAGTTAGGTATTAGTGTTGAGATAATATCTCATGAACTTGAAGAAATGGATTCTATGGTAACCAGAGGACTAAACTCTCTTCCTACTTCTGTAAAAGAACACCCTGGTTTTTCATTGGCGTTAAATGCTCACAGATCGCTTACTCAACAAATACGTTTCTTATCACCTTTGAAAATATCAGGTTATCAATCCAGGCAGAGAATAACTGGAAAAAATATCATGGATTATGTCCTGAAGTTCTTTGGGGAGCGTTTCGAACGGCAACGAATAACTATTGAATTTAGTGAAGAGTTTAAGCAAATCGCAATAACAGATATACCATCAAGGATCTATCCTGTTTTTACTAATATTATCAACAATGCAATGTATTGGGTCAGTCTGTCAAATAATAGGCTCATAAAGATTGGTTTTGTGAATTCTTTGGTTATCATAGCAAATTCTGGTCCGGCAATTGATACCGATGATATCCCGCGACTATTTGAACTATTTTATAGCAAAAGAGCAAATGGACATGGGGTAGGTCTGTATCTATGTCGAGAAAACCTTGCTGTTGCACATCATAAAATATGGTATTCAGAACCTGATGAAGGCGATAACTATTTAATAAAAGATGGCGCTAATTTTGTGATCCAGTTCAATGGAGTGGAGTTCTAATATGACAGTGGCAAATTATAATTCTCTTGTCCAGAAAACTTTCTGCGAAAATGCAATTCGTTCCGTTGTCATGATTGATGACGATTTTCTGACGTATTCTGAATCAATCAGGGCGTTGAATAACGAAGTTGATTTAGACTACAACAAAATTGACTCATCTAAACGAGCCGCTACTCTTGAGAGCTTTTTTCAATCTAAAAATATGATTTGTGATGTTGACAATGGTTCTGTTAATTTCGATGTGGATCGGATTAGAAAATCAGATCTTATTATTGTAGATTATCATCTTGATAATAATGCACCTGATAAAACACTTAAACTATTACAAGATTTGAAAGACTCCGATCATTTAAATATGATTGTAATATATACTAGAGAGAATTTAGAAACGGTTTGGATGCAGATATCATCGACTCTCAAAGGTGCTCTGGATATCAACAGCTTGATCATTGACTACGATAATGAAGATGTCCAAAGTTATTGGGAAGACGTTGTATTACCGAACTTAAATGATAATGGTAATAAAGCTCTCACAAGAGATGAAACAATAGCCTATATTAAAGACAGTAAGCCTTGTAGAAGAATTAAAAGATTAATACATGATGATGCTGTGTTGGAGGATCAAAAGGATAAAAACTTCATTGCAAAAATGATTGCAGAATATGCTGTGTCTAGAAATGCAATTATTTCTAGCAACACATCTGGCAATGTCATTCGGGGTGATGAAAGCGGAGTAAAATGGATTCAATGTGGTAATATCTTTGTCTCCCTATTTCATAAGGTTCAAGATGATCATGAAAACGATGGAGATAGGATTTGGCAAACTCTCAATGATTCTCTCATTGAATGGAAACCATCTTATTATCAGTTAATAAAATCTGAAATTCAGAATGCAATCGAAGCTGAGGCTTTATCTTTTGTAAATCATTTGGCTAACGATCATTACGGTCAAGCTGCGTGGTTAAATGAGATATTAAAATCAGACTCGCCTGATATTAGATGTAGAAATATTGACTTTGTATTTGGTAATTTATCAGAAGAGCTTTATCAAAGACTTAAAAATAATAATACGCTGGATGAATTTATCAAAAGTGTTTTTGATAGCTATTCAAATGAATACGCTAACAGCGGAGTTGCTGCATTGCTCCAATATTGCTCTTCAAAAATGGATCTGCCATCAAATAATGATACTTATCACGAAATGTATCATGCTTTAAATATGAATTTGTCTTCAAAGAATTTTGAAGATGGTCATATTTCTACTGGCACTATTTTCTTTGATACAGAGTCGAACAAATGGTATTTATGTGTATCTGCGGCATGTGATTTGGTTCCTACTCAGGGTAACGACCCTCACCATGTAAGATTAAGTCCGCACAGGCTCATTAAAGTTCTGGAGCTTTTTAACGCCAGTCAGAGTAAAGCATTGCCATTTGCTGAACATTCGAAATATATATATGTAATGCATAAAAATCAAAGAAAATATCTCTCTATTTTCGAAGGGGATAAAACGCTTCCTGTTGTTGATTATATGGTGGTGTTGAATCATGGAACAACAGTTGATGGCGAAGAAAAAAATATTATTTCTGCCGTGTTTTTAAGTAATATGGATGGCAACGTGCAAAATGTTCCTGTCCGACTCAAACTTAAATCTCAACTGAGAACTGGTTATGCAGAAAGATATCAGGCTATAGCGTCTCAGTATAGCTCAAGGATTGGTGTGGATTATGTATCAATGATGCTACCATAATTATTATATTTTAGGCGTGGTGATTTTTTTTCGCCATGCCTATTTTATATTTATCATCACAATGATGTTGTTTATTTTTGTTTAAGTCTTCTAAGCTTCATGCATTCTAATGAGAATAATAATAGAGTTGTGCTGTATATAAAGCCAGAGTTAGTTAATAACTTTAAATTTAATGCTTCAGGATTTTCACTGAGAAAGTGAAAGGCATAAACTAAGTATACAGCTAAAGTAGCCGTTCCAATTGTTGGTCCAATATCGCCTTGATCATGAGGTTCAAGGTTTACATTGAACTTGAAGATTAGCCATTCAAATCCCCAAGTAAAAAAAACAACTAATATCATGGCTGCGAATAATTTCGCGATGTTATCTGCTGATGGATTCATCAGAACAGATTGTTTCTGAAAAAATTCACAAAGTGAGAGTCCGAAAAAAATAAAAAAAAGTGGTCTGGAACTAAATTTTTCAAAAACTTTGAATAGGGTTTCCATTTTCTTTACCTTCAGGATTATATTAGCTATTCTGATACTTAGGCTACCAGAGCATTTGATCTTTGAGCTTGAACGTAATCACTCCACCATTGCATCAAACTCTGTCGCTCTATCAGATATTCTGCACGATTGTATGCTGCGATAATTTCATCTTTTTTCGAGTGGGCAAGCGCTGCCTCAAGAACTTCAGCTCTGAATTTACCAGACTCCTCTGCCGCTGTTCGTGCAATAGAACGCATACCGTGAGCTACAAGCTCGCCTCCGAACCCCATTCGGATGATAGCTGCGTTGGCTGTTTGTTCATGCATATGATTAAGAGGCGCTTTTATGCTGGGGAAAACCCATTCTCTATGCCCACTTATTGATTTCATTAATTCAAGGATGCGCAAAGCTTCTTTACTCAAAGGAACTTTGTGAAGCTTTTTCATTTTCATGAAATCAGCAGGAATGTTCCAAATGCTGTTGGTTGTATCAATATCAGACCACCTTGCGCGAACGGCTTCACCCGGACGAACCCATGTCAACAATTGCCATTCAATTAGCATACGTGTTTCCAACCGGATTGACGCATTCGTCAAAGATTCCATAAACCTTGGCAATTCGCTTGGGGGAAGGGCAGGCATATTTTGCTTTTTTGGTTTACTGAATCTTTGACCAAGGTTGTCAGCCGGGTTGAACTCAATAAGTTCTTCAGTAGCTGCCCACCGGAAGATTTCATTCAGACGTGAAATGATACGGCGTAGAGTTTCCAATACGCCTCGTTGCTCAATAGGATCAAGGTGTTGTTTTAAGAGCTTAGGTCGGATCTCATTGATAGGGACATTACCCAGACCGGGAAAGACATTTCTCTCTAAGCTGCGCCAGATGTCTGCTGCATGGTCTTGTGAGATACCTGATGTCTTTACCTTCTCATCTAACCATTTCCGCGCTACGGCTTGGAGAGTGTGCTCAGTAGCACTCTTTAATGCCTTCGCCTTATCGTTGTTATGGATTTGGGGATCAACACCATTTGCCAGAAAGGAGAGATATTCATCACGTAAGGCTCTGGCTCTTGCAAGGGTAAGGTGAGGATATGTCCCAAGGCTCATTTTGGTTCTTTTCTTGCTCACTGGTACTGCATACCTGAAATACCAATTTTTCTTGCCTCCTTTCGCCAAAGGAGCGATTCGTAGAATCAGACCATCACCGTCAAACAAGTTGATTTCTTTATCGGCTGGCTTGGTGCTTTTGATTTCAGTGTCAGTGAGCTTCTTAGCGATTTTTGCCATTTTGGGACCCTCGGTTTTTGGACCCTTCTTAATGGGTCCCATTCAGGGTGCCATAACTCGTAGTTCTCAGCAATTCTCACTGGACGACAATAGACGTAAAAAAGCCCGCAGAGCTTGTGCTGTGTGGGCTTAGTAGACTTCATTGAACTTCAAACAACTAAAAAGTGGTGGAGCTGGCGGGAGTTGAACCCGCGTCCGAAATTCCTACATACCATTTTCACTATAACAAAAACATTAACTTGCGTTTAAAATCATCAAGTTAGTATTATCTTATGTTTGTCCGTTTTACTCATTTTTAATGCTCTGTCGCCAATCTGTCGCCACATTATCCGCTGCTTGAGTTGAAATCTGTGGGTTTACGGAGATTAGATCTTATGGTTTTTTCAGCGATACGAATAGTCGAAAATTTATGCAGGTTCATCAGTGCTATACAAATCCCAAGTGCAAAAAAGTAGCTGGACATTCCTAATCTTTGCATATCAGTAAGTTTATTAATTTTCTCTAAAATATGTTGGGTTACTAATCCTTCGTATACAAAAGGTATGGAAGTTATAAAACCGCCAATAAAATAGAATGTTAAGCTTATCAGCTTTATAGATTTTCTATATATCCAAAAGCGATATCTTTTTTTTGTCCATTTAAATATTTGTTTTTCACTACTAATAGAAATTAGTTTTTGACACTTGCTATAGTTATCAATGTCATTAACTGGATCGTTAACACCTAAAAGAATCTCTCTCTGTTCTGGAGTTAGGTTCTTATCTTTTGTTATTGCAGCAATACCATAATTATATGCAACTTTCTTGATTTTGGGATCTTCAGTATTCTTATATAGATTGTATGCAAACTCGCTAATGTTTTTGCGCGAGTTGAAAATCTTATCTTTGGGGAAAACCCAGCCGGATCTTACCGCGAGCATCTGTATGATCGGGGTAATTATCGCGACAGAATACTTAATTATCTCGTTTATGTTCATGATCCATTGTTTACTTAAATTAAGTTATAAAGAGGGTTTTTTGTTACTGCATCCTCCAGGTGGTCTGGAGAGAAGTGTGCATAAATCATCGTCATTTTAATATCTGAGTGCCCTAAAATATCACGTAAAACGAGTATGTTCCCACCGTTCATCATAAAATGGCTGGCAAATGTATGGCGCAGGACGTGGGTGCATTGGCCTTCCGGTAGTTCAATACCGGCCCGTTTTACCGCCCGTTCAAAGGCTTTTCTGCATGGTGTGAATAATTTCCCTCGGTTTTTGGGTAGCTCGTTGTACAGATCCTGAGATATCGGTACGGTACGGTTTTTTTTACCCTTGGTCTTTGTATAGGTAATCCGGTATTTCGATAGTTGATGGCCCTGCAGGTTTTCAGCTTCACTCCAACGAGCACCGGTTGCTAGGCATATTTTTGCAATCATTAGCAGACTGGGGCTTTGAGAATCAGCACAGGCATCCAGCAGACGTTTAATTTCCTCCGGGGTTAGGAACGCCAGTTCACCCTCCGTAATTTTAAATGTTGGAAGCCCGGCAAGCGGGTTGGGGGCTGACCAGTGGCCCAGCTTTTTCAGTGTACCAAAAACAGATGATAGGTTGCGCTGTTCAAGGTTTACCGTGCGGGGCTTAACGGGTGACATGAACGAGCCGTCTTCATTTTGGACCTCCCCCTTTAATCTGGCTTCCCGATATTTTGTGAAATCACCTGCTGTCAGCTCAGAGGCGATGGGATCGCCTAGACCATTACAGATAATTCTAAGTTTCGCCATCAGGCGTTTGGGGTCTGCGAGTGTTTGACCATATAGGGAATACCACTGCTCAATCACTTCTGATAATCGCCGCCGATCTTCCTTCTCACCAAGCCATGGCTTTTTGTTTACTTCGTTCATGGTGAAGTTTTCGAATGCTATGGCTTCGCCTTTCGTGGCAAATTGCTTACGCACGCGCTTGCCATTGCGTCCATTGGGATAGCACTCACACAACCATTTTCCGTTCGGCTGTTTTCTGATGGTCATATCAAAGGCTCTTAATGATTTTCAGTGCACGGCCTACTACCTCAATGTCATCCAGGCCACACTCAAACGATGAATCATCCTGATGCACTACTAATCTGTTTCCCGGGAGTCGAGTCAATTTAACAATGCTTTTTATCCCGTCGATATCGACTAACCACATACCATTCACTGGTGGTGTTTGGTTGCGATCTATTAAATAAGAATCACCAGAAGTAGTCACCAGCAGTAGGTTGCTTGAGTCTGAGGGGAGTATGCTGCTATCAATGATTGCTTTTCCAGCATCGACCAATAAACCACCGTTGAGAGTCGCCTTGTCAATTTCAGGAGATACTAGTTCAGAAAGAGGTACAACCTTGCTGGAGTTCACGGAATTGATATTTTTTTTAGGTTCAATGTTTGGACCTGGCTCCCCCTGTCCGGTGGTTAGCCACAGTAAAGAAACTCCTGTTTCCAAGGCGCACTGAATCACCCACTCTGCAGGAAAACTATCTCTTAAGTATCTGTTTGCCATGGTGCTTTTTGATGCGCCTAAGTGATCGCAAAGTTGCTGTCTGGACTTGAAATCATAGGCTGCCATTAGTCTATGGATAGCTTCTCTTCCCCCTGTATTCTCTCCAGCCTTTACCTGTATCATTTTTTAATCCTGTTGACGTATCAAATATTGGATCGTAGTATCTCGATGTATCAAATATTGAATCAATTAAAACGAGATAAAACGACGTAAACCAAACCTTAATCGGGAGATACTGCACTATGAGCACTGATATTTCAATTCGTGTACCAAAAGAGATGGCTACGCCTGCAGAGTTCGCGGAATGGGAAGGTATCTCCCGCGGCTCCGTGTATCAAAAAATTCACCATGGTCAGCTTGCTAAATACATGGTCAAGAAAGAAAAAAATAAAGGCCGCGTAAACCTTCGTTATCTGATGTACAAAACTGATCAGGTCCGTGAATCCCTCGGTCATTCCAACTTCCGCGTCATTGTTGGTAAGTAAGTTCAATTATGGGAACTTTCTAAGGGGGCACCATGTTTGATTACAAGATTTCCAAACATCCGCATTTCGATGAAGCCTGTAGGGCTTTTGCACTGCGTCACAACCTGGTGCAACTGGCAGAACGTGCAGGCATGAATGTACAGATTCTGCGGAACAAGCTGAACCCAGCTCAGCCTCATTTATTAACCGCACCAGAAATCTGGCTGCTTACCGATCTGACTGAAGATTCAACGCTGGTAGATGGTTTTCTGGCACAGATTCATTGTCTGCCATGTGTACCGATTAATGAGGTGGCAAAAGAGAAACTGCCACATTACGTCATGAGTGCAACCGCAGAGATCGGGCGTGTTGCTGCAGGTGCGGTATCTGGCGATGTAAAAACCTGTGCCGGTCGTCGTGATGCTATCAGCAGCATTAACTCTGTAACACGACTGATGGCGCTGGCGGCTGTTTCATTGCAGGCCCGTTTACAGGCTAATCCTGCGATGGCGAGTGCAGTTGATACCGTGACTGGCCTCGGTGCTTCATTCGGTTTGCTGTGAGGTGCTTATGCTGACGAAAGAACCATCATTTGCATCGCTGCTGGTAAAACAAAGCCCGGCAATGCACTACGGTCACGGCTGGATCATGGGTGAGGATGGTAAACGCTGGCACCCGTGCCGTTCACAAGATGAATTGCTGTCTGAATTGACCACGGGGAAACGGAGAAAGTCAAAATGTATGCAGCGGAAAGTGAAGTGGTTTATCAGTTTCGTTACAGAGGGGAGAGTTATTCAGTACCTGAAGATGATTTGCTCTGTTGTTATCCGTCGTTGTCGGGCGATGGCAGTTACTTTTTCACGCTAAAGGATGGGACGTTTTTACGAGGAGAGCAGGTTAAAGAAACGATACGAAAAAATGTATCTCCTCTCGAACGTTACCGTAAGAACAAAGAACAATAGTTGCGTTTTGGGGATATGAATTATGGCAATTAATGGCGCTGCAGCGACTGTTCCATTAAGCCCCGGTGAACGCCTGAATGGACTTAATCATATTGCGGAGTTAAGGGCGAAAGTATTTGGCCTTAATATTGAGTCAGAGCTTGAGCGGTTTATTAAAGATATGCGTGATCCACGGGATATCAATAATGAACAAAATAAACGGGCACTGGCTGCCATATTCTTTATGGCAAAAATTCCAGCTGAACGTCATAGCATCAGCATTAATGAGCTGACCACTGACGAAAAGCGGGAGTTGATTAAAGCAATGAATCATTTTCGTGCAGTGGTGAGCTTATTTCCCAGACGGCTAACCATGCCGAATTAACCAACTAATGAAATTAATGGCGTAAACCCGCCGGGCATCCCTTTATCTAAATTCAGGAGAATTGATTATGCGTAATATTGAAACCCTCTCGACTAAAACCGGACCGGATGACGCAGGGCTTAATATTTTACTGACAGAGGCTCGTCTGGAAGAACGCCGGGCAAGGGCTGAAGCAATGGCAGCTCGCCTTGATAGCCTGGCGTGTCATATCACATCCCGCCAGCTAAACCACGTCGAAGCGGCAGAACTGCTGCGTGTAACTGCTGAAGCAATCCAGAACGAAGCGCAGGAGATCCACTAATGGCTGATGCAATGGATCTCGTACAGCAGCGCGTTGAAGAAGAACGCCAGCGCCATATTCGTGCTGCCCGTGCCAAAACACCGGGCGTGTCTCGCGTGCTTTGTATTGAATGTGAAGCGCCAATTCCGCCAGCACGACGCCGCGCCATTCCGGGAGTGCAGCTTTGCATTACCTGCCAGGAAATCGTAGAGCTGAAAGGCAAACATTACAACGGAGGTGCTGTATGACAAGGGCAGTGCGTATCCATCAATTAAAAATTGCACCTAAGTATTTCAACGCTGTGGTTGCAGGTCAAAAGACGGCTGAACTTCGTAAAGACGATCGTGGCTATAAAGTTGGTGATGTTCTTTCTCTTTGCGAATGGAAGCATGGCGTATTTACGGGTAGGGAATGGGCCGCTGTTATCTCTCATGTGCTTCCGGTTAATGACGTCATGGCAGTTTCAGAACAATGGGTGATGCTATCAATTCGCCCATTAACTCCATTAGAAGCTTTGGGATATGTTATTGCAGGAGGTGCTGTATGAGCACCATCCTGAAATGGGCAGGTAATAAAACTGCCATTATGTCCGAACTGAAAAAACATCTTCCTGCTGGCCCGCGACTGGTTGAACCTTTCGCGGGTTCCTGTGCTGTGATGATGGAGACGGATTACCCCAGCTATCTTGTTGCGGATATTAATCCTGATTTAATCAACCTCTATAAAAAGGTTGCTGCTGATTGTGAATCGTTTATATCTCGCGCCAGAGTTTTATTTGAGATCGCAAACAGGGAGGTGGCTTATTACAACATAAGGCAGGAGTTTAATTACTCAACTGAAATTACTGATTTCATGAAAGCGGTATATTTCCTGTATCTAAATCGTCACGGTTACCGTGGTTTATGTCGCTATAACAAGAGCGGGCATTTCAACATTCCCTACGGTAATTATAAAAATCCGTATTTCCCTGAAAAAGAAATTCGCGCATTTGCAGAAAAAGCCCAGCGAGCAACGTTTATCTGCGCCAGCTTTGATGAAACGCTGGCGATGTTGAAAGCGGGGGATGTGGTGTATTGCGATCCGCCGTATGACGGTACGTTTTCCGGCTATCACACTGACGGCTTCACTGAAGATGACCAGTATCACCTGGCATCTGTTCTTGAACATCGGTCATCAGAAGGACATCCGGTCATTGTTTCTAACAGTGACACATCCCTGATCCGTTCGCTGTATCGCAATTTTACTCACCACTACATCAAGGCAAAACGCAGCATCGGTGTGGCAGCTGGCGAGGGTAAATCAGCAACAGAAATCATTGCTGTTTCCGGGCCGCGCTGCTGGGTGGGATTTGATTATTCGCGTGGCGTGGATAGTTCTGCCGTGTACGGAGTACGTGCATGAGTCATGCCGATATGAACAACTGCTGCGGCTTTAACGAAGCTGCCGCATCGTTCTCATGGAACAGCCCGAAAAAGGCCATTAACCCTTATCTGGACCCGGCGGAAGTTGCGCCGGTTTCTACGCTTTCAAACCTGATCACTCTGTACGCTGCCGATAACGAGCAGGAACAGCTGCGCCGTGAGGCGCTGAGTGATCAGGTCTGGGAGCGTTATTTCTTTAATGAATCCCGTGATCCTGTCCAGCGCGAAATGGAGCAGGATAAGCTCATTAGTCGGGCAAAGCTGGCGCATGAGCAGCAGCGTTTTAACCCGGACATGGTCATTCTGGCAGACGTCAGCGCCCAGCCCTCCCATATCAGCAAGCCGCTGATGCAACGTATTGAATACTTCAGCAGCCTTGGCAGGCCAAAGGCTTATTCCCGCTATTTGCGTGAGACGATTAAGCCATGTCTGGAACGGCTGGAGCATGTACGCGACAGTCAGCTATCCACATCTTTTCGCTTTATGGCAAGCCATGAAGGGCTGGACGGCCTGCTGATTCTGCCTGAAATGAGTCAGGATCAGGTGAAACGCCTGTCCACCCTTGTTGCTGCGCATATGAGCATGTGCCTTGATGCAGCTTGTGGCGATTTGTATGTCACCGATGACGTTAAGCCAGAAGAAATCCGCAAGACATGGGAAAAGGTGGCAGCAGAAACCCTGCGACTGGATGTCATACCGCCTGCGTTTGAGCAACTCCGCCGGAAAAGAAACCGCCGTAAACCCGTGCCATATGAACTCATTCCGGGTTCGCTGGCGCGTATGTTGTGCGCCGATTGGTGGTACCGGAAATTATGGAAGATGCGTTGCGAATGGCGGGAAGAGCAGTTGCGTGCTGTTTGCCTGGTCAGCAAAAAAGCATCTCCCTATGTCAGCTATGAAGCCGTGATGCATAAACGTGAGCAGCGCCGTAAGTCGCTGGAGTTTTTCCGTTCTCATGAACTGGTGAACGAAGACGGCGACACGCTGGACATGGAGGATGTGGTAAACGCCAGCAGCAGCAACCCTGCGCATCGCCGCAATGAGATGATGGCCTGTGTTAAAGGTCTGGAGCTTATCGCGGAAATGCGCGGTGACTGCGCCGTTTTCTACACCATCACCTGTCCGTCACGTTTCCATTCCACGCTAAATAACGGCAGGCCCAACCCGACCTGGACAAATACGACGGTAAGACAAAGCAGTGATTATCTGGTCGGCATGTTTGCTGCATTTCGTAAGGCGATGCACAAAGCCGGATTGCGCTGGTATGGCGTGCGGGTGGCTGAGCCGCATCATGACGGTACAGTTCACTGGCACCTGTTGTGTTTTATGCGCAAAAAAGATCGCCGCACCATTACTGCTTTGTTGCGTAAGTTTGCCATTCGTGAAGACCGCGAGGAGCTGGGTAATAACACGGGACCACGCTTTAAGTCTGAGCTGATAAACCCGCGCAAAGGTACGCCAACAAGCTACATCGCGAAATACATCAGTAAGAACATTGACGGGCGTGGTCTGGCTGGCGAGATCAGCAAGGAAACGGGTAAATCCCTGCGTGATAACGCTGAATACGTTAATGCCTGGGCGTCTCTGCATCGTGTTCAGCAATTCCGCTTCTTTGGCATTCCGGGGCGTCAGGCTTACCGTGAACTGCGATTGCTGGCTGGTCAGGCGGCAAGGCAACAGGGGGACAAAAAAGCAGGTGCGCCGGTACTGGATAACCCGCGCCTTGATGCAATCCTGGCTGCTGCTGATGCTGGTTGTTTTGCCACCTACATCATGAAGCAGGGCGGCGTACTGGTTCCCCGCAAATATCACCTCATCAGAACTGCTTATGAAATCAACGAAGAACCGACCGCATATGGCGATCACGGTATTCGTATTTATGGCATCTGGTCACCCATTGCAGAGGGCAAGATCTGCACTCATGCGGTGAAGTGGAAAATGGTTCGTAAGGCTGTTGACGTTCAGGAGGCGGCAGCCGACCAGGGCGCTTGCGCCCCTTGGACTCGTGGCAATAACTGTCCCCTTGCTGAAAATTTGAACCAACAAGGGAAAGACAAATCAGCTGATGGGGATACCAGAACGGAAATCACCCGCATGGATGACAAGGAATTGCACGATTACCTGCACAGTATGAGCAAAAAAGAGCGCCGGGAACTGGCAGCAAGGTTACGCCTGGTTAAACCGAAACGGCGTAAAGACTACAAACAGCGAATTACAGATCATCAGCGACAGCAGCTCGTCTATGAACTGAAGTCCAGAGGATTTGATGGCAGCGAGAAAGAGGTCGATTTACTCCTTCGCGGCGGCAGTATTCCGTCAGGAGCAGGCCTGCGTATCTTCTATCGGAACCAGCGTCTGCAGGAGGATGATAAATGGCGGAACCTGTATTAATTACGCAGGTTAACAATTCGTGCTCTTAATAATACCAGGCATATCAGGCTGATGAGCGTAAAAAAACGTTTTACATCAGTAAGATTATTATATACTGTAAATATAAACAGTGGTTATGTATACAGTGTTGCTTTGGTGTCATAGGAGGAAAGATGCAGGACTATTTTTTGGAGTCTTTGAAGCTCCAGCGCATTGATTTTTTTCTTAAGCTTGTAGCGGCTAGTGAGTGTAGTGATGAAGAGAAGGGGCTGGCCCTGCAGTGGGTTTCTGAACTGACAGATGAACTCATGGCAAAAATCAGAACCCACGAATACAACCGCTCAATGGATGTCATCAGCTGAGGTGACTTTTATGCGCATTGAAATAATGATCGATAAAGAGCAGAAGATTAGCCAGTCTACCCTGGACGCTCTGGAGTCAGAGCTTTACCGCAACCTGCAACCCATCTATCCCAAGACAGCTATCCGCATCCGTAAAGGGTCGGCAAACGGCGTTGAGCTGAGTGGCTTAAAGCTTGATGAAGACAAAAAGCGGGTGATGGAAATTATGCAGCAGGTTTGGGAAGACGACAGCTGGCTGCACTAAGGAACGTTCCTGATGTAAGAACTTGATTCTGACGTCAGCAAGGTTGAACAACGAGAGTAGCGAGGCGTTAGCCATGGGTAAAAAAGACAGTAATCACCAGATTATTTATCGGGGCCAGGTGCTGGAACGGTTTACCCCTGGCGGCTGGGTCTTCTTTCAACGCCCAAAGGAGTGTGGCGGAGGTTTTTGGTTGGGCCGCACCTATGAAGACTGCTTCTGGCTTGAGCTGGAATTCCCCGTTTCGCTATATGACGGCCTGGAGTTTTTGATGGAAGTCACCAGGGTAGAGCAGAGAAGTGATGAGGTTGACGCGAATTATTCCCTGTTTGATTAAAAATGTATTAGCTTATAATGGAATACTATTTTTGCAGGTGGGGGCGCAATGGATTTAGTCTTTAAAATTCTGGCTTCGTTGGGTGGGGTGTCTTTTGTTGCATCTGGCATATTTGTTTGGATCGGGAAAGTTTATTTAGAAAGATATAAGTCGCGGCTAAACAAAGATATTGCTGAATTTCAATCACAACTGAGTGCAACTAATGAAAGAATAAAGGCTAAGTTAGACAATTCTGTTTATGTAACGAAAGCGTATTTTGATAAGGAGTTATCAGCATATAGTCTCATTTGGAATTCGATGTTTGAAACCAGAGAAAGCGTGCTTAAGCTGAGGCCTGCGCTGGATCATTTTGACCCCAACGAACCATTTGAAGAGAGAAAATTTAGAAGGTTGAAAGTTTTTTTCGATGCATTTAATACTTTTGTTACAAGTGTTGAGTCTAACAAACCGTTCATCTCACCAGAGGTTTATATAATCTTGGACCGTTTCCGGAAGGAATGCCTTTCAGAGTCAATATCGTTTCAGCATGGCGATCCAGAATTTGACTGGCAAAATTATTGGAAAGAGGCAGAGTTGAACCGTACAACCATCACCAAGCTTTTTGATGAGACGTGTGATGCAATTCGAGACAGGATGCACACATTAACTGTGGTTACGTAGTTTTCCAAAAAGTCTCGATGCCCGCTTTGGCGATTGTGCATGTCTATGCCGCATGAATCCGCATGATCGTTTGAGGATCGTTTTAGCTGAGGCCCGCTAGGAATGGCGGGCTTTTGCTTATGTCATGCAGGCGCATGAAAACCACTACATAAAGCGGGCAGGCGTGGCGGGGATACGAGCGCGCGCTAAGTCATATAAGAGTTATATATTGATTTGATTGCTGGACATGCATACAGTATCGCTCTATCATCTAATAAATCTTAGAGTATTTGGCAATGTTTGGATAAAATGGAACCTAACTTATTCATAATCCGCTAAACAGGGATGTCAGATGCCATACCAATTGGTAGAGCTTAGCCCCGTAGCTAACGATCTTGAACAGTTAGGAACCAAAGAGAAGTTTTGGTTCTATTTCTCCGATGACACTGTAAATTTGCAGTTGTTTAAGTACTCTAGGCCAGGTACTGGCGAGCATTGGTCTGAAAAGTGTGCTGCTGAGTTATGTCATTTGCTTAACATTCCACATGCTAGCTATGATTTGGCGCGATACAATGGTCGATTCGGTGTGGTGACTCAGAATATCATTCCATCTGGTTTCCGGATGGTAATGGGAAATGAAGTGCTTCACAGTTCGACATTCGATTATCCTGGGCCTTTACAAGCCGGGGAAAAGCCGGTAAGGGTCAGAGAACACACTGTCACAAGGGTATTGGGTTGTTTGGATAGGGAATCTATCAAGCCTCCTCCGAGTGTATATGATCTAACCGGGCTAAATGCAGCAGATGTATTTTGTGGATATTTGATGCTCGATGCACTTGTGAGTAATCAAGATCGCCATCATGAAAATTGGGCGATCATGCTTAACAATGAAACTGGTGAGCAGTTTTTGTGTCCAACATACGATCATGCCGCTAGTTTAGGAAGGGAGATGTTAGATGATGAGCGTAACGAACGGCTTAATACTAAAGATAAAAATCGACAAATCCCATGTTTTGTAAGAAAAGCTCGCTCTGAGCTATTCAAAGCAAAAACTGATAAAAAGCCCTTGCTGACCGTTGAAGCATTTCAACATGCAGTTGAAGGGAGAGTTGCCGCTCGCGACCATTGGTTAGGTAAGTTGAGCGTTTTAACAGAAGATTCCATTACAGATGTGTTTAACCAAGTGCCTTCATCGTGTATATCCGACAGTGCACGTAGATTTGCAACGTTAATGGTAATGGAAAATCGCAGAAGGTTACTAGAATGACTAATACAAACTCCGTTTACGTCGCATGGCAGGCACCAGATACCAGAGACTGGCATGTTGTTGGTAACTTGCAAGAGCGCAAATCGGGGTATGTTTTCAGGTATACCAAAGGTGCTCTTAAATCTACTAAATTTACAAAGTTTAGCGGCATGAGTGATGTTCGTGAAACTTATGTTTCGGAAGAATTGTTTCCTCTTTTTAAAAATCGCCTTTTATCACCGAGACGTCCAGAGTATCCGAGTTTCATTAAATGGCTTGGATTTGAAGAAGATAAGGTAAATCCTATCGATATTCTTGCTCGCTCGGGAGGCTTACGAAGCACTGATCAGCTGCAGATTTTCAAAAAAATTGATGTTGATTCTGATGGTAACTTTGAGCATTTTTTCTTCTTACATGGACTTGGTTACTTAAATAGCTTAGCTAATGCTCGTGTATCTGAATTGAAACCGGGGCAAATTTTGCGTCTTTGCTTGGATCTTCAAAATGAATACGATGGGGATGCTGTTGTCGTTCGTGCAGATAAACCAGCTGAAATCGTTGGTTACTGCCCTAGGTATTTAAGTAATGATATCAAGAAGATGTTATTGGATGATCCAAAATCAATCACTTTAACGGTCGAAAAGATTAGCGATGATGCTCCTCATAACTATCGGTTATTATGTAAATTATCAGGAGTACTAAGCCAAGCCTGTCAATCGACGCTGATTCCTCAGGATGAGTTTGAACCTATTGAGTAAATGAAGAAAAGCCACCAAACGGTGGCTTTTCTTATTATGGGACTATATCTAGCGAGTAGGTATTAAACTGTATCGCCTCCTTGCCAAGCCAATCATTCATCTCCTGTAATCGCTTTTGTAGTGGCATTAGCTCATTTCGGACGAATACACGGCTTGCCTTTTCCACATCCCCAAACCCCCCAACATTATTCGGCATAATCCCCATCATTTGCGGCGGCACGCGGTGCGCTGCCATCATGTCATCCCGACTCACGTTCTTGATGTTAAGAAATTCATCCTTCGCCGCGACTTCTGACAATGGGATGATCTGAAGCCCGTCTTTTTTGCCGTTAGGTGAGTACATAAACAGGTTGCGGAAGTTGCCTGGACCTTTGGCGCTTTTCATCGCGTTGCGGAGGTTGTTCACATCCTCCTGATTCTGCGCGGCATCGGTCATGTACATGATGAAGCCTGCATGGCTGCCGTTAATGTAATACTTACGGCGGAACAACGTGGCGGACTCGTTGAGCAGGGCTGACGGAATGGCAGAAAGATAACCGGGCAGGCCGTAGATCTCCTGGTTGATATCCGGTTCCATCAGATGAAAGATGCTGCCTTTCGTGAACTGATACGGCTGCGTAGTCATGCCGTATTGCACAAACCAGTAGGTATCCAGGTCTAACCCGCGTCGGGTGTATTTTGCCAGAGCAGGCTCAAGGGCGATAACTTCACCGAAGCGGTTCGTGCGTTTCTCCAGGTAGGCGTTACCAAATACCAGATAGTCCTGCACAAAACGTGAAAAAGCCTGCTGGCTGAGCAGCGGGTGGGGGATGTAGGTACTGGTCAGAATGTTGCATTTCACCGCAATTGGTGAACTGTGATGCACGGCGGCGCGGAAGGTGCGCGCCAGTCCGTCAAAGCTTACTGGCGGCTCATACCAGCGATCTGTCTGTACGCATTCCACATAGTCCAGTAGTTCGCGGCGGTCCAGAACAGGAACGGGATCACCGAAGCTGAATGCTTCGGCTGTAGTTTGACTTTTATGCTGGATCTGGTTCGTCGACGCAGCGCGGTTCTTCTTACTCTTTCCCATCAAAAAATCTCCACAATATTACTGGTATTGGCGGACTCGCCCTGCAGTGGTTCGTTAAACAGTGCGTGCATTGTTGCCCAGGCCAGATCGGCGTGGCTGGCTTCTTCGCTGCGGCTGGCTTCATAGGTTGGGCGGTTGCCACTGGCGGTGGTTGCGCGACGGATTGCCATGAATGACTGCGCAATGTCGGTGTGCCCGGCGTCAAACTCCAGACGGCGGTGGCTGATAATGTCGTAGGCCTTGAGTACCAGGGCGTTTTTAACGTTGGGGTTGTAGACAAACTCCCGGACGGCAGGAAAGAACGCTTTCACGTTCTCGTAAACCCCGTGACCAACGCCGGTTGAGTCGATACCGATATAAGTCACGTTGTACTGTTCGGTAAGTTTTTTGATGGCGTCAGCCTGGGCGCGGAAGTCCATCCCGCGCCACTGGTGACGCTCAAGAATGCGGAACTTACCACCCGGCACGGCTGGCGGTGCCACCACCACGCATCCAGCGCTGTCGCCGTTTTGCGTACCTTTTGCCGGGTCATAACCGATCCACACTTCGCGCCAGCCAAACGGGCGCAGCGCCAGTGCATGAAAGTCGGTCCAGACTTCCCAACTGTCCACCATGCACGCCTGCAGCTCGCTGAGCGGAAACACGGACGCGAGATCGTCCACAAACTCGCACATCAGCAGGTTCTGGTATTCGTCTGGGCTGTACTCCATGCGTAGCTGGTCGAGGTCGAACAGGTTACAGCCGCCGCGCACCGCATCTTCCACGGTGACTATCTGGCGGTATTGCCCGTCTGCGCACAGCAGGCCGGGGGCCAGATTGCTGTGGGACAGGTCGATGTCCACCTTATCGGCTTTGTTGCGCCCACGGTTGAACAGCGCACCGGACCAGAACGGATAAGCACTGTGTGTCAGACTGGATGGCGTGGAAAAATAGGTTTGTCGCCATTTTTTGTGAATAGCCATACCGGAAGCCACTTTGCGCAGCTCCTGGAATTTCGGTATCCAGAAATATTCATCCAGATACAGGTTGCCGTGGTAACTCTGGGCCGTGCGGGCATTGGTGCCGAGGAAGTAAAGCGTGGCCCCGTTAGGAAGCACCATCGGATCGCCTTTCAGCTCCACCTCCACTTCTTTGGCAAAGTCGATGATGTACTGTTTAAAGACGTGGGCCTGAGCCTTGCTGGCAGAAAGGAAAATCTGGTTACGCCCGGTCAGCAGGGCGTCAATCAGGGCTTCACGGGCAAATTAAAAGGTCGCGCCGATCTGGCGTGACTTCAGCAGGTTGCGGATGCGGTTGGTTTTTCCGGCTTCCCACCAGTGGCGCTGGTAGTTGAACATAGAGGAATGGAAGATTTCTTCCAGTTTCTCAATCTGTTCATCGGTGAAAACATTCTTTTCCGGCTGACGACGTGGGCCTTTGTTGCGGTTGGCAACGTTAGGGTTTAAGTCGGCTTCGTTGCCGCCATTGTTAAACTTGCCGATCCGCGCGTGGCGCTCAGACTGGCGTGCCAGCAGGTCAATTTCTTTGAAATCTTTCCCTTCTTTGTGCTCCTTCATAATGAGCTGGCAGTAGCGTGCGGCGGTGGTGAGCTGCATCTGATCCAGCGGCCCATAGTCACCCCACTTGTCGCGTTTTTTCCAGCTGTGAACGGTTGCAACTTTCTCGCCCAGCATTTCAGCAATGCGGGCGACGCGGTATCCCTGAAAGTACAGCAGCATGGCCTGCCGACGGGGATCGAGATCTGCGGGTGTCAGTGTGGTGTTCATGGCACAAACCTACAGCCTTGAATGAAGGCTTTCCCCGCCTGCGGTTTGTGTGGTTGTTGGTACAAATACCGCGCATTGTTTCACTGCCCCCATCACCGCAACCATAAGGCTCCAGTAAGTTTTTTCTAACGGAGCACGGCTCATGACAGTGAAAGCAAAGCGTTTTCGCATCGGGGTGGAAGGTGCCACCACCGACGGACGCGAAATCCAGCGTGAATGGCTGGAACAGATGGCAGCCAGCTACAACCCGGCGGTGTATACCGCGCTGATTAACCTTGAGCACATCAAGTCTTATCTGCCGGACAGCACCTTTAACCGCTACGGCAAGGTGACTGCGCTGTTTGCTGAAGAAATCACGGAAGGTCCGCTGGCAGGCAAGATGGCGCTGTATGCCGACGTTGAGCCAACGGAGTCCCTGGTGGAACTGGTGAAAAAAGGCCAGAAATTATTCACCTCTATGGAAGTCAGCCCGAAGTTTGCTGATACGGGCAAAGCCTACCTGGTCGGCCTGGCTGCCACTGATGACCCTGCCAGTCTGGGCACTGAAATGCTGACATTCAGCGCCAGTGCAGCCCATAACCCGCTGGCAAACCGCAAGCAGAATCCCGCCAATCTTTTTACCGCTGCAGAGGAAACGGTGATCGAACTGGAAGAAATCCAGGATGACAAACCGTCCCTGTTTGCCCGTGTCACGGCGCTGTTCACCAAAAAAGAGCAGTCCGATGACGCCCGGTTCTCTGATGTGCATAAGGCCGTGGAACTGGTCGCCACTGAGCAGCAGAACCTGAGTGCGCGCACCGAAAAATCCCTGTCTGAGCAGGAAGAACGCCTGTCTGAGCTGGAGACTGCCCTGCAGGCACAGCAGACCGCCTTTAACGAACTGGTGGACAAGCTGAGCCATGAAGACAGCCGCCAGGACTACCGCCAGCGTGCAACAGGCGGTAACGCCCCCGCTGACACTCTGACCAATTGCTGATGGAGCACAAAACCTGATGAAGAAGAATACCCGCTTTGCTTTTAACGCTTACCTGCAGCAGCTGGCGCGTCTGAACGGTGTGGCAGTTGAAGAACTGTCCAGCAAGTTCACCGTGGAGCCGTCTGTACAGCAGACGCTGGAAGACCAGATCCAGCAGTCCGCCGCTTTCCTGACGCTGATTAACGTCACGCCAGTGACTGAGCAGTCCGGTCAGCTGCTGGGGCTGGGTGTTGGCAGCACCATTGCCGGAACCACTGACACCACCGCGAAAGAGCGTGAACCTGTCGATCCGACGCTGATGGTCGATGTGGAATATAAATGCGAGCAGACCAACTTTGACACGGTGCTGACCTACGCGAAGCTGGACCTGTGGGCGAAGTTTCAGGATTTCCAGGTGCGTATCCGTGACGCCATCGTGAAACGTCAGGCACTGGACCGCATCATGATCGGCTTTAACGGCGTGAAGCGTGCGAAAACCTCCAACCGTAGTGAAAACCCGCTACTGCAGGATGTGAACAAAGGCTGGCTGCAGAAAATCCGTGAGGATGCACCGGATCACGTCATGGGCAGCACCACCACGGGCGGTGAAACCACACCGGGTGCGGTGAAAGTCGGTAAAGGTGGCGAATATGCCAACCTGGACGCAGTGGTGATGGATGCCGTCAATGAGCTTATCGACGTGGTCTACCAGGACGATGACGATCTGGTGGTGATTTGCGGTCGTGAACTGCTGTCTGACAAGTATTTCCCGCTGGTCAACAAAGAGCAGGAAAACAGTGAAAAACTGGCTGCCGATATGATCATCAGCCAGAAACGCATGGGTGGCCTGCAGGCCGTGCGTGCGCCGTTCTTCCCGCCGAATGCGCTGCTGATCACCCGTCTGGATAACCTGTCCATCTACTGGCAGGAAGACACCCGCCGCCGTTCAGTTATCGACAACCCGAAACGTGACCGGATTGAAAACTTTGAATCCGTTAACGAAGCCTATGTGGTTGAGGACTACCGCTGCGCCGCACTGGTGGAAAACATCCAGATTGGCGATTTCAGCGCCGCTGCAGCAGAAGCCGGAGCGTAACCCATGAGCCTGAGTCCCGCACGGCAGCATCGCCTGCGCGTTCAGGCTGAACAGGCCGCCCGTGAGGGCGGCAGCGTTCGCCACGCGTCGGGCTATGACCTGATGCTGCTGCAACTGGCGGAAGACCGCCGCCGTCTCAAGGGCGTTCAGTCCACGGTCAAAAAAGCGGAGATTAAGGTGGAACTGCTGCCGAAGTACGCCGCCTGGGCAGAGGGTGTCCTGACTGCCGGAGGCGCACAGCAGGATGACGTGCTGATGTACGTGATGCTGTGGCGCATTGATGCCGGAGATTATGCCGGGGCGCTGGAGATCGGGCGTCACGCCCTGCGTCATGGCTGGGTGATGCCGTTAGGTAACCGCAACGTGCAGACCGTGCTGGCAGAGGAAATGGCAGATGCAGCCCAGAGCGCAATGCTTGCCGCCACCGGCTTTGATGCCGATCTGTTGCTGCAGACCCTGGAGCTGACAGACGGTATGGATATGCCGGACCAGTCACGGGCGCGTCTGCATAAAGCGATTGGCGCTGTCCTGAGTGAAAGCAACCCGGCTTCCGCCCTTAATCATCTCAACCATGCGTTACAGCTCGATCCCCGCTGTGGCGTGAAAAAAGACAAACAGCAGCTGGAGCGCAGACTGCGCAATGACAGCCGCTGACAGAACGTGCCCCCGCGCACGGGCGGCACGGGGTGGCGAAAGGCACTGCCACATCAAAACCCCGTCCACCGCCCTCTATTTCAGGAGAAAGCAGCATGAAGTTTGTTGCGCCAGAACAGGCACCGGAACAGGCGGAAATCATCAGAAATACGCCGTTCTGGCCTGATGTGGACCTGTCGGAGTTTCGCAGTGTCATGCGCACTGACGGCACGGTGACGCAGCCGCGTTTAAAGCAGGTTGCGCTGTCGGCAATTTCGGAGGTCAACGCAGAGCTGTATGAGTTTCGCAGACGCCAGCAGATGCTGGGGTATGCCTCGCTGGCAGAAGTCCCGGCGGAACAACTGGACGGCAAAAGTGAGCGCATTCAGCACTATTTCAACGCGGTTTACTGCTGGGCACGCGCCATGCTCAACGAACGTTACCAGGACTATGACGCCACGGCATCCGGTGCGAAGCGAGGCGAGGAACTGGCGGAAGCAAGCGGTGATTTATGGCGTGACGCCCGCTGGGCCATCAGCCGGGTGCAGGATGCGCCGCACTGCACAGTGGAGCTTATCTGATGAAAGTGCGTGCGCATCAGTATGACACGGTGGACGCGCTTTGCTGGCGTCATTACGGGCGCACGCAGGGTGTCACGGAGCAGGTACTGAAGGCAAATCCGGGGCTTGCCGAATACAGCCCCTTTTTACCTCACGGGCTGCAGGTGGAGCTGCCGGACATTCCGACCACCACCACCGTGCAGACCGTCCAGCTATGGGACTGAATTATGACGCTTGAGCGAATCAGCGCCTTTATCACGTATTGCATCGCCGTCGTGCTGGCCTGGCTGGGCGATTTGTCCATCAAGGATGCCTCAACGCTGGGCGGCCTGATGATTGGTGTGCTGATGCTGGCTATCAACTGGTACTACAAACACAAAGCCTACCAGCTTCTGCGCGACGGGCAGATCTCGCGGGAGGACTATGAATCCATCAATCGTTAAACGCTGCCTTGTCGGGACCGTGCTGGCTATTGCTGCCACGCTGCCGGGTTTTCAGCAGCTTCACACCTCCGTGGAGGGGCTGAAACTGATTGCCGATTACGAAGGCTGTCGTCTGCAGCCGTATCAGTGCAGCGCGGGTGTCTGGACCGACGGCATTGGTAATACATCGGGCGTCATTCCCGGCAAAACCATTACGGAGCGACAGGCAGCAGAAGGGCTGATCTCCAACGTGCTGCGTGTGGAGCGGGCGCTGGAAAGGTGTGTGAAGCAACAGCCGCCGCAGAAGGTGTATGACGCTGCGGTGTCGTTTGCCTTCAACGTGGGTACGGGCAATGCCTGCAGTTCCACGCTGGTGAAATTACTCAATCAGCGGCGCTGGGCGGATGCATGCCGACAGTTGCCGCGCTGGGTTTATGTGAAAGGTGTTTTTAATCAGGGGCTGGATAACCGCCGTGCGCGGGAGATGGCCTGGTGCCTTAAAGGAGCTGGACTATGACGCGTGCACTGGCAGTAGTGGTGGCGCTGGCACTCGTTGCGCTGGGCTGGCAGTCGTGGCGGCTTAACAGCGCCAGCCACACCATCGAAACGCAGCGCACGGCGCTGAAAAGTAAAGCGCAGGAACTGACGAAGAAAAACAGCCAACTGATCGGTCTGTCCATTCTGGCTGAAACCAATAACCGGGAGCAGGCGCGGCTCTATGCCGAAGCAGAACAGACCAGCGCACTGCTGAGACAACGACAACGCCGGATCGAGGAACTGAAACGTGAGAACGAGGATTTACGCCGCTGGGCTGATACTCCTTTGCCTGCTGACATTATCCGGCTGCGGGAACGTCCGGCACTCACCGGAGGTGCAGCTTACCGTCAGTGGTTGTCCGCGAGTGACGCCGTGTCGGCTGGAGCAGGCAGCGCCGCGCACTAACGGTGATCTGAACGCATTGCTGGATGAAACGGAGGCCGCCTGGGCGGTCTGTGCAGACAAAGTGGACATGATTATTGCGTGTCAGGAGCGAAACAGTGAACAAACCACAGTCCCTGCGCCACGCCCTCAATAAAGCAGTGCCTTATGTCCGCAATAACCCGGACAAACTGCATCTGTTTGTGGATAACGGTTCGCTGGTTGCCACGGGGGCCAGCTCCATGTCATGGGAGTACCGTTATACCCTCAACGTGGTGATTGAGGATTTCAGCGGCGACCAGAATCTGCTGATGGCCCCGGTTTTGCTGTGGCTGCGTGATAACCAGCCCGATGCCATCAATAACCCGGCGTTACGGGAAAAACTATTCACCTTTGAGGTGGATATTTTGCGCAACGATGTCTGTGATATCAGCCTTAACCTGCAACTGACGGAGCGTGTGCTGGTCAGCACTGACGGCAGTGTGTCGAGTGTTGAAGCGGTAGCGGAACCCGATGAACCTGAAGAAATGTGGACGGTGAAACGTGGCTGAACTGCAGAAGGTGGACGATTGGCTGAGTGCTTTGCTGGCGAATCTGGAACCAGCCGCAAGAAGCCGCATGATGCGCCAGCTGGCGCAGGAACTGCGCCGGACACAGCAGCAGAATATCAGAATGCAGCGCAATCCAGATGGCAGCAGTTATGAACCTCGACGGGTAACAGCACGCAGTAAAAAGGGGCGCATCAAACGTCAGATGTTTGCAAAGCTGCGCACCACAAAATACCTGAAAACTGCCGCCAGCGCCGACTCTGCCAGCGTACAGTTTGAAGGTAAGGTGCAGCGTATTGCCCGTGTTCACCATTACGGCCTGCGCGATCGTGTAAGCCGCCGGGGGCCAGAGGTACGTTATGCGGAGCGGCTGTTACTAGGTTTTACTTCATCTGACAAAGATGAAATTGCATCTGTCGTTTATAAATGGCTAAGGCCTTAATTCCTTCGTTATATTTACTCTTTGTAAATTCGATCTGGCTCGTTGTACTCTATTTCTCTCAGTCGACCATTTTTAATGGTGAAATTACCTTTTTCTGATTTAAATTCCCCACCACATTTACAAGGCTTGTTATCAGAAAGAGTGTAGTTTTTTAGTATTAGTTCATCATCGTTGTCAAAGGTGGGGATTATTTTTTTAGTTTCAGCGCATTGCGTGCACTTAACTTGCAATTCCGGGAGTGTGGTACAAGCTGTAAGGCTCAGTTCGACATTCTCTGGAACAATGTAATATCCTAGCAATGGTGTCCCACGACTTTCTGAAACACCTTTGTATGTATTGGTTATGCCTCCAATAAATGCAAGGATTTCATCATACGCTTGAGTATTACGCATTGTTACCCAGCAATCTCGATCTTCATAACTATACTCACGACCTGCAACGCAAATTGCTGTAACGTAACGAAAGTCTTCTTTGTATATTTTTTTATACCTTTCGGCTTCAGTAATTCCATTTGGTGATAAGTCACTACTTAGAGCAAATATTACCGAGCGAAGTTTCTCTATTTTGTGTTGGATTAGTTTGCCTGATTCATCTTTTATTCCAGGTAAGTAACCGAATTTCTCATTAAGTTCTTTTGCACTTGAGTGTGCAGAGCTGAGTTCCGATGAACTTAATGTGGTTTTTACCTCAATGGTATATAGAACTGATTCTATTGGGAATAACCCTGTGGCACCATCGATTAATATCGGAGGGAGTATTGATTTATTGTAAATAATAATATCTATTTGAGGTGATAACTTTCCTGAATACTGTTCAATGATTTGCCCTGTGCCAATGCCAACATCTGCGGGCAAAAGAGGTCGAAATAGTTGACTTAATAATATTTCTAGAACAGCTCCCTTAACACCCTGGTGGGAAAATCCTGCAGCACTTTTGGCTTGAGCAATCGCCGATTCGACCTTCCCTCTAAGTAAAGCCTGATACTGGTTCTTATTTTTCATGTTTGTTTCTCAACCAAGTAGTTAACAATTTTTATATAGTAATTCTTAATTGTGTCATGGACCAGACTAAGCTCACCTTGTTCTTAGATACATCATTCATGGCAATCTATAGCTATGAACGCACAACTCACAGAAATCATGCGCCTTATCACCAACCTAATCCGCACCGGAACTGTAACGGAAGTGGACCGGGACAACTGGCTGTGCCGGGTGAAAACGGGTGAGCTTGAAACCAACTGGATTAACTGGCTGACGCTGCGCGCGGGCAACTCGCGCACCTGGTGGAAACCGTCTGTGGGGGAGCAGGTTGTGCTGTTCAGCCTGGGCGGCAATCTGGAAACCGCCTTTGCCCTGCCTGCCGTCTATTCAAACCAGTTTCCGCCGCCGTCCAAGTCTGAGGACGGCAACGTGACGGAATACCCAGACGGCGGTTGGTTTGAGTACGACCCCGAAACCGGGCGCTGGTACGTTCGGGGTATTAAATCCATGGTGATCGAGGCGGTGGATAACGTCACCTTCAAAACCGGGGAGTTTATCGTGGAAGCCGACACCACCCGTATTAACAGTGAGGTGGTGATCAACGGTGGTGTGACTCAGGGCGGCGGCCCGATGAGTTCCAACGAGATCGTGGTGGATGACCACGCGCACAATAAAGTGAAGTCTGGCGGCGACACATCGGGAGGCCCGGTATGACGATGTATTACGGCATGAACAGCGCAACGGGCAGGGCCATTACCGATATTGAGCACCTCAATCAGTCTGTTAAAGACATACTCATCACGCCACAGGGTAGCCGCATTGCCCGTCGGGAATATGGTTCTCTGCTGTCGGCACTGATAGACCAGCCACAAAATCCGGCACTACGCCTGCAGGTCATGTCGGCAGTGTATGTGGCGCTGAGTCGCTGGGAGCCACGGCTGACGCTGGATTCCATCACCATTAACAGCAATTTTGACGGTTCAATGGTGGTGGAGCTGACCGGGCGGCGTAATAACGGTGTGCCTGTTTCCCTTTCCGTATCAACAGGAGCAGAGAATGGCAGTGATTGACCTTTCGCAGTTGCCTGCGCCGCAGATTGTGGATGTGCCGGACTTTGAGACGCTGCTTGCCGAACGCAAGGCCGAATTTGTTGCGCTTCATCCGAAAGATGAGCAGGAAGCAGTGATCCGCACGCTTGAACTGGAATCTGAACCCGTCACCAAATTGCTGCAGGAGAACGCTTACCGTGAGTTGCTTCTGCGCCAGCGCATTAACGAAGCCGCGCAGGCTGTGATGGTGGCTTACGCTATGGGCAGCGATCTTGACCAGATCGCTGCCAACTACAACGTGAAACGCCTGACGGTGACGCCTGCTGATAATGACGCTGTGCCGCCCGTTGCTGCAGTGATGGAAAGCGATGAAGCGTTACGCCTGCGTGTGCCTGCAGCCTTTGAGGGGCTTTCAGTTGCGGGACCAACTGCCGCTTATGAATTTCATGCCCGAAGCGCCGACGGTCGGGTGGCGGATGCCAGTGCAACCAGTCCGGCACCTGCAGAGGTGGTGCTGACAGTCCTTAGCCGCGAAGGCGACGGAACAGCAGAAAAAGACCTGCTGGATGTGGTGGAGAAAGCACTGAACAGTGAGAATGTCCGCCCGGTGGCTGACCGTCTGACGGTTCGCAGCGCGGAAATCATCCCGTACCGCGTGGAAGCCACCATTTTTCTCTATCCGGGACCGGAAGCAGAGCCGGTAATGGCAGCGGCAAAAGCCAGCCTGCAGAAGTACATCGCCAGTCAGACGCGTCTTGGTCGGGATATTCGCCGTAGCGCCATCTTTGCCGCCCTGCATGTTGAGGGTGTGCAGCGTGTGGAGCTGGCTTCTCCTCTGGCGGATGTGGTCCTGAACAAAACACAGGCGGCATCATGTACGCAGTGGAGCGTAACCAACGGAGGAACGGATGAATAGTCTGCTGCCACCGGGTTCAACACCACTGGAGCGCCGACTGGCGCAAACCTGCAGCGGGATTTCTGATCTGCAGGTGCCGCTTCGTGACTTGTGGAATCCGGCAACCTGCCCGGTCAGTTTCCTGCCTTATCTCGCCTGGGCGTTCTCTGTGGATCGCTGGGACGAGGGCTGGACAGAAAGCGTCAAGCGCCAGGTGGTGAAGGATGCTTTTTATATTCATCAGCATAAAGGGACCACCAGTGCCGTGCGTCGGGTGGTGGAGCCGTTCGGCTTTCTGATCCGCATTATTGAGTGGTGGCAGACCGGAGAGACACCGGGCACGTTTCGTCTGGATATCGGCGTGCAGGACCAGGGCATCACTGAAGATACCTATCTGGAACTTGAGCGACTGATAAGCGATGCCAAACCATGTAGCCGTCACATGATCGGCATGTCCATCAACCTGCAGACCAGCGGCCCGCATTGGGTGGGAGCCGCCAGCTATCTTGGCGAAGAAATCACGATCTATCCGTATATCAACGAAACAATTATTTCCGGCGGCACCGCGCATGAAGGCGGGGCGGTCCATGTTATTGACACAATGAGAGTGAATCCATGAGCACAAAATTTTATACCCTGCTGACGGATATTGGCGCGGCGAAACTTGCCAGCGCCGCCGCGCTCGGTGTGCCTTTAAAAATTACCCATATGGCGGTCGGCGATGGCGGCGGAACATTGCCAACGCCGGACGCAAAGCAGACAGCATTAGTAAATGAGAAACGCCGGGCTGCGCTGAATATGCTCTATATCGACCCGCAGAACAGCAGCCAGATTATTGCCGAACAGGTGATCCCTGAAAACGAGGGCGGTTGGTGGATACGTGAAGTGGGCTTGTTTGATGAGTCCGGGGCATTGATTGCCGTGGGCAACTGCCCGGAAAGCTATAAGCCACAACTGGCTGAAGGCAGCGGGCGCACCCAGACCGTGCGCATGGTGCTGATTACCAGCAGCACGGACAATATCACACTGAAAATCGACCCTGCCGTCGTGCTGGCAACCCGCAAGTATGTGGATGACAAAGCACTGGAGTTGAAGGTGTACGTGGATGACCTGATGGCAAAACATCTTGCCGCACCGGACCCGCATTCACAGTATGCACCCAAAGAAAGTCCGACGTTTACCGGGACACCCAAAGCGCCAACGCCAGCAGCAGGGAATAACACCACGCAGATTGCGACCACCGCGTTTGTTCAGGCGGCTCTGACGGCTCTTATTAATGGTGCGCCAGCCACGCTGGACACGCTGAAAGAAATAGCCGCAGCCATTAACAATGATCCGAAATTCAGTACCACCATTAACAATGCACTGGCACTGAAAGCGCCGCTGTCGAGTCCGGCACTCACCGGAACGCCAACCGCACCTACTGCGGCACAGTCGGTCAACAATACACAGATTGCCACCACGGCATTTGTGAAATCGGCGATTGCGGCAATGGTGGGTTCTGCACCTGCGGCACTGGATACACTGAACGAACTGGCGGCGGCGCTGGGGAATGATCCGAACTTTGCCACGACAATGCTTAATGCGCTGGCAGGTAAACAACCGCTGGACAATACGCTGACTAATTTGAGTGGAAAGGATGTCGCTGGTCTTCTCGCATACCTTGGTTTGGGAGAAGGTTCTCCAGCTATTGGCGTTCCGTTCTTCTGGCCGTCCGCTGCAATGCCAAATACTGTAATCGACAGCTGGTCCAGTATGGTGTTTTTGAAGTTCAACGGCGCGAAATTCTCTGCCACTGATTATCCTGTGCTGGCGAAAGTGTTTCCTTCGCTGGTATTACCTGAAGCCCGCGGTGATTTCATTCGTATCTGGGATGACGGGCGAGGTGCAGATGGTGGTCGTGAATTATTAAGCTGGCAGGCAGCTACAAACTTTTCTCAGTTTGCCGGGAATATAGGCGAAGGTGCGGGACACGCAATTAACTTTCATGATGGCATCGCCGGAAATCAGCCAGGATTTTCACGATTTAATTTCACCAGTAACTCTGTGGGTGATGGTGTGAATTTTGTTGCTGTCAGACCGCGAAATATTGCATTTAACTTTCTGGTGAGGGCTAAATAATGAAACCTGTTTTTGATGAAAATGGGCTGGCTACAGTGCCGGGCGATATGCGTTGTTTTTATTATGATGCTGAAACATCTGAGTATACGGGCTGGTCTGATGAATATATTAATACTGGCGTAAGTATGCCCGCCTGTTCCACTGGTATTGACCCTGGCGAAAACATTCCGGGAAAAGTGGCAGTATTTACGGGTAAGGGATGGAGCCATGAAGAAGACCATCGCAATGAGACTGTTTACTCAACAGAAAATGGCGCAGCTGTTACAGTGGATTATATCGGTGCCATCAAAGACGGTTATGTCACGCTTTCACCGTTAACGCCATACGATAAATGGGATGGTGAGAAATGGGTGACGGATACCGAGGCACAGCATAGCGCCGCAGTAGACGCGGCAGAAGCACAACGTCAGTCACTGATTGATACTGTAATGGCTTCCATTAGTCTGATTCAACTGAAATTGCAGGCCGGACGGAAACTGACGCAGGCAGAAACAACCCGACTTAACGCCGTGCTGGATTACATTGACGCGGTGACGGTAACAGATACCAGCACCGCGCCGGATATCATCTGGCCTGAACTGCCGGAGGCGTAGGCCATTCAATATCTGGCGCACTGGAAGTATCGACCAGCTCCAGTGCGTCCAGATAATCCAGCCACAAATTATATTGCGCCAGTTCCTCACCTTTCAGACGACCAATAGCCGCTTTACCAGGCCATTGCCTGCTGTTCATGTGCTCGTTGGCTTCATTAATAAGTTTTCCTTTTTTCAACTCTGCCAATGCAATAAGGTTTTCTTTTGATAAAGGTGGTTGCTCTGTCAAAACCGGATATCCCTCCTGATTGCTGACTATTTTCATGCCATTATCCTGACCATCCAGTAGTGACAGCCATTCATCCGTGGTTATCTCAACAGCATCTGAAGGTGCTTTATTTAAATCGGTAAAAAAACCATTTTCTTTTTGTGAATAGAAGTATCTGTCCATTTATCAATCTCCAAAAGCAATCCAGTAAGCAAAAGGATTTATTCCTTGCTCAGTCACAGATGACATCAGGGAAAATTGCGATGGTGAAACAGGTAATGCTGCAAAACTAACCATTGTTGACACACCTGACCGTGCATTATCGTACGATGCAACAACACAATAATTGGTATTGCTGAAAGATATCGGCAGGGTGATATTTACAGGTGAGCCTAATGGCCCTGATGCTGATATTCCCATTTGAATGATGGTTCCATCAGGCAATTTTCTCCAGCGATTAGAACTCGGATTTCTTTTCCAGGCTGACATATCCGGTATCTGATTTTCTCCTGTGCCTACATCCCTTTTCGCCGCTTCTCCCAAACCAACGTTTATGAAAATGCAGAGATAACGGCTAACTGGCATCATCTCCGGTTTTTATTCAGGGGGATGATCATGCTTATTGGCTATGTACGCGTGTCAACAAATGACCAGAACACCGATTTGCAACGTAATGCACTGAACTGCGCGGGATGTGAGCGGATTTTTGAGGATAAAATCAGTGGCACTAAGTCCGACAGACCGGGGCTGAAAAAGCTGCTCAGGACACTATCGGCAGGAGACACGCTGGTTGTCTGGAAGCTGGACAGGTTGGGGCGCAGTATGCGGCATCTTGTTACGCTGATAGAGGAGTTGCGCCAGCGTGGTGTGAATTTCCGAAGCCTGACTGACAGTATTGATACCAGTACCCCAATGGGCCGTTTCTTTTTTCATGTCATGGGTGCCCTGGCTGAAATGGAACGCGAACTGATAGTTGAACGTACCAGGGCAGGGCTGGCTGCAGCTCGTGCCAAAGGCAGAGTAGGTGGACGCCGTCCTAAGTTGACCACCGAACAGTGGGCACAGATTGGGCGTTTACTCGAGGCCGGAGAATCAAGACAGCGTATTGCACTGATTTTTGATGTGGGTGTTTCCACAATTTATAGAAAATTTCCGGCAAATAAGAGTAATGAATCCCCCTGAATCAGCATTATTTTGATTATCCCTGCAAGTAGACAAATACCGTCATTTTGTGTGAATAACGGTACAACTGCGCTTAGCTGTTTGTCAGGCACAATCACTTCAACATAGGGCGAAGCCTAATCCAATCAGGAGGTTCGCCACTATGGCTCAGGATTACCACCACGGGGTGCGCGTTGTTGAAGTCAACGAAGGCACCCGATCCATTACCACGGTGAGCACCGCCATCGTGGGCATGGTCTGCACGGGCGATGATGCCGATGCAAAAATGTTTCCTCTTAACAAACCTGTGCTGATCACTGATGTGCTGACTGCCAGCGGTAAAGCGGGTGAGTCCGGCACGCTGGCCCGTTCGCTGGATGCCATCGCTGACCAGGCAAAACCCGTGACCGTTGTTGTGCGTGTGCCGCAGGGTGAAACGGAAGAAGAAACCACGACCAATATCATCGGCGCAGTGACTGCTGAAGGTAAAAAAACAGGCATGAAAGCTCTGTTATCTGCCCAGTCACAGCTCGGCGTTAAACCGCGCATTCTCGGCGTGCCAGGTCACGATAACAAAGCCGTTGCGACTGAGTTGCTGAGCGTGGCGCAAAGCCTGCGTGGGTTTGCTTACCTGTCAGCGTATGGCTGCAAGACGGTACAGGAGGCGATCACTTACCGTGAAAACTTCAGCCAGCGCGAAGGAATGCTGATCTGGCCCGACTTTACTGGCTGGGACACGGTGCTGAATGCCGAAGCAACGGCATATGCCACCGCCCGTGCACTTGGTCTGCGTGCCAAAATTGATGAGCAGACCGGGTGGCACAAAAGCCTGTCCAACGTGGGCGTGAACGGTGTCACCGGAATTTCTGCAGATGTGTTCTGGGATCTGCAGGACCCGGCAACCGATGCAGGTCTGCTGAACCAGAACGACGTCACCACGCTTGTGCGTAAAGACGGTTTCCGCTTCTGGGGTTCCCGCTGTCTGAGCGATGATCCGCTTTTTGCCTTCGAAAACTACACCCGCACGGCGCAGGTGCTGACGGACACAATGGCAGAAGCACACATGTGGGCGGTGGATAAACCGCTTAACCCGTCGCTGGCCCGCGACATTATCGAAGGTATCCGCGCCAAAATACGCAGCCTGGTCAGTCAGGGCTATCTCATTGGTGGTGATTGCTGGCTGGATGAGTCGGTGAACGACAAAGACACGCTGAAAGCCGGAAAACTCACCATCGACTATGACTACACGCCAGTGCCGCCACTTGAAAATCTGATGCTGCGCCAGCGCATCACCGATCAGTACCTGGTGAATTTCGCCAGCCAGGTCAGCGCGTAAGGGGACAACATGGCTTTACCACGCAAATTAAAACATCTGAACCTGTTTAACGACGGGAACAACTGGCAGGGGATCGTTGAGTCGCTGACGCTGCCGAAATTCACCCGCAAATATGAGAAGTATCGCGGCGGCGGAATGCCGGGTGCAGTGGATGTGGATCTGGGGCTTGATGACAGTGCGCTGGACACAGAATTTTCCATTGGTGGTACTGAACTGCTGCTGTTTAAGCAGATGGGCAAAGCCACGGTAGATGGCATTCAGCTGCGCTTTACCGGCTCTATCCAGCGTGACGATACCGGGGAAGTGCAGGCCGTGGAGCTTGTGGTGCGTGGACGTCACAAAGAAGTGGATTCCGGCGAGTGGAAGACGGGCGAAAGCAACACCACCAAAGTGACCAGTACCAACAGCTACGCGAAGCTGACCATCAATGGTGAGGTGCTCTATGAAGTGGACCTTATCAACATGGTGGAAATTGTGGACGGTGTGGACCTGATGGAAGCGCACCGCAACGCCCTCGGCCTCTGATGTATCTGAACGGCGCGGGATACCGCGCCAGAACCCAATTTACAGGACAGCAAAATGAGCGATAAGCAGACTGAAAAGACTATTCAACTGGATACCCCCATCAAGCGCGGTAAAACAGAAATCACCGAAATTGTGCTGCGTAAACCGCAGTCCGGTGCGCTGCGCGGTACACGCCTGCAGGCCATTATGGATATGGATGTGAACGCGATGATGACCGTGATCCCCCGTATCTCCAGTCCGGCACTGACTGCACAGGAAATTGCAGAGATGGACCCGGCAGATCTCACTGCCATGTCGGTTGAGGTTGTCACTTTTTTGTTGAAGAAGTCGGTGCTTGCCGGTTTACCGACAGCCTGACGGTTGACGATCTGGTGGCTGATATCGCCACCATCTTTCACTGGCCGCCATCCGTTACTGACGTTATGCCGCTGACCGAAGTGCTGGAATGGCGGTATAAAGCGATTCAGAGAAGCGGGGCCAACGATGAGTGATAACAACCTGCGGCTGCAGGTCATTCTTAATGCGGTTGACAAACTCACCCGCCCATTCCGTGTTGCACAGGCCAGTTCGAAAGAGCTGGCTGGCGCAATTCAGAATACCCGAAACAGCCTCAAAGAACTGAATAAGCAGGCTGGCAGAATTGATGAATTTCGCAAGACGCGCTCGCAACTAGCCATAACAGCCAACAACCTGAACGCAGCCCGCGAAGAGGCGGCAAAACTCGCCACACAATTTGCTGCCACTAACAGGCCAACCGCCGCGCAGGCAAAGTTATTCAGTCAGGCCAAAACACGAGTACAGGAACTTCAGCAGACCTATAACGGCTTGTTGGGGGCGGTCCAGAGACAACGTCAGGCACTTAAAGAATCAGGGATTGATACCAGACAACTCAGTAGTGCCCAGCGAGAACTTAAGAAAAATGCTGAAGAAACAAGGCAGGCACTGGAGGGCCAGCAAAAAGCACTTAAACGTCTGGGTGAACAACAGGCACGGATGAACGCTGCCAGAGAACAATACTCAAGACGGCTTGAAGTGCGCGATCGCATCGCAGGAGCCGGAGCCACTACCACGGCTGCAGGGCTGGCAATGGGTGCGCCAGTGATGGCAGCAGTAAAAAGCTATACCAGCATGGAAGATGCCATGAAAGGTGTGGCAAAGCAGGTCAATGGTCTGCGTGATGATAATGGCAACCGCACTGCGCGTTTTTACGAAATGCAGGATGCCATCAAGGCTGCCAGCGAACAGTTGCCGATGGAAAACGGTGCTGTGGACTTTGCCGCACTGGTTGAAGGTGGTGCGCGCATGAACGTCGCAAATCCTGACGACAGCTGGGAAGACCAGAAACGTGACCTGCTGGCCTTCGCCAGCACGGCAGCAAAGGCGGCAACAGCCTTTGAGCTGCCAGCGGATGAACTGTCAGAAAGTCTGGGGAAAATCGCCCAGCTCTACAAAATCCCTACCCGCAATATTGAACAGCTCGGTGATGCGCTGAACTATCTGGATGATAACGCCATGTCGAAAGGGTCAGACATCATTGATGTCATGCAACGCCTGGGCGGTGTGGCAGATCGTCTGGATTATCGTAAAGCGGCGGCGCTGGGTTCCACCTTCCTGACACTGGGCGCTGCGCCGGAGGTTGCTGCCAGTGCAGCAAACGCGATGGTGCGTGAATTGTCCATTGCCACCATGCAAAGTAAGAGTTTCTTTGAAGGGATGAATCTGCTGAAACTCAATCCTGAAGTGATTGAAAAGCAGATGACGAAGGATGCGATGGGAACTATCCAGCGTGTGCTGGAGAAGGTGAACGCACTGCCGCAGGACAAGCGTCTGTCTGCCATGACCATGTTGTTTGGTAAAGAGTTTGGTGATGATGCAGCGAAACAGGCAAACAACCTTCCGGAACTGCAGCGCCAGCTAAAACTGACAGCGGGCAATGATGCGCTCGGTTCCATGCAGAAAGAATCCGACATCAACAAAGACTCACTTTCCGCTCAGTGGTTGCTGGTCAAAACCGGAGCGCAGAACACCTTCAGCAGCCTGGGCGAAACGCTGCGCCAGCCGCTGATGGATATTCTGTACACGGTAAAAAGCATCACGGGGGCGTTGCGCCGCTGGGTGGAAGCTAACCCGGAACTGACAGGCACACTGATGAAAGTAGCGGCTGTTGTGGCTGCGGTTACCGTAGGCCTCGGCACCTTAGCGGTGGCGCTGGCTGCAGTGCTGGGGCCGCTGGCAGTCATCCGTCTGGGATTCTCTGTGCTGGGTATCAAAACGTTACCTTCCGTTACGGCAGCAGTAACACGAACCAGCAGCGCGTTGTCCTGGTTAGCTGGCGCTCCACTGGCACTGCTGCGACGCGGGCTTGCTTCATCGGGCAACGCAGCGGGTTTACTTACTGCGCCGTTGTCGTCTTTGCGCCGCACCGCATCACTGACGGGGAATGTCCTGAAAACTGTAGCAGGTGTGCCGGTTGCACTGTTGCGGTCTGGATTATCCGGTTTACGTGCGGTTGCTGTGATGTTTATGAATCCACTGGCAGCACTACGCGGTGGACTGGCTGCCGCAGGCGCGGTGCTGCGTGTGCTGGCATCCGGTCCGCTGGCGATGCTGCGCGTTGCCCTGTATGCCGTATCTGGTCTGTTAGGTGCTCTGCTCAGTCCGATAGGTCTTGTGGTTACTGCACTGGCGGGCGTGGCGCTGGTTGTCTGGAAATACTGGCAACCCATCACCGCATTTCTCGGTGGCGTGGTGGAAGGATTCAAAGCGGCGGCAGGTCCCATCAGTGCTGCATTCGAACCGCTTAAGCCCGTGTTCCAGTGGATTGGCGACAAAGTACAGGCGTTGTGGGGCTGGTTTACTGATCTGCTGACGCCTGTTAAGTCGACCTCTGCCGAACTGCAGAGCGCAGCGGCAATGGGGCGACGATTCGGGGAGGCACTGGCGGAAGGGCTGAATATGGTCATGCATCCGTTGGACTCCCTGAAATCCGGCGTTTCCTGGTTGCTGGAGAAACTCGGTATTGTCAGTAAAGAGGCTGCAAAGGCGAAACTGCCGGAAAGCGTGACGCGTCAGCAACCTGCGACGGTGAATGCAGACGGTAAAGTGATGATGCCATCGGGTGGTTTTCCGTCATGGGGATATGGCTTTGCGGGGATGTATGACAGCGGCGGCTATATCCCGCGCGGGCAGTTCGGCATTGTCGGTGAAAACGGGCCTGAAATTGTCAACGGTCCGGCAAACGTGACCAGTCGGAGAAATACAGCTGCACTGGCTGCCGTTGTTGCCGGAATGATGGGCGTTGCTGCCGCGCCTGCAGAGCTTCCGCCGTTACATCCTTTGGCACTTCCCGCGAAAGGCGGCGAAGCGATGGTGAGTCGTGCAGCCACTGTGCCGCCCGCTCAACGGATTGAGGCACCGACGCAGATCATCATCCAGACGCAGCCAGGACAAAGTGCGCAGGATATTGCGCGGGAGGTGGCACGCCAGCTTGATGAACGTGAACGCAGGCTGAAGGCAAAAGCCAGGAGTAACTACAGCGATCAGGGGGGATACGACGCATGATGATGGTGCTGGGATTGTACGTGTTTATGCTGCGCACTGTGCCGTATCAGGAACTGCAGTATCAACGCAGCTGGCGACATGCGGCAAACAGCCGGGTCAACCGACGTCCGTCCACGCAGTTTCTGGGACCGGACAACGACATGCTGACGCTTTCTGGTGTTCTTATGCCGGAGATAACAGGCGGCAGGCTGTCGTTGCTGGTACTGGAGCAGATGGCAGAACAGGGGAAAGCATGGCCCCTGATTGAAGGCAGCGGCACGATTTACGGCATGTATGTGATTGAGGGACTGAATCAGACTAAAACGGAGTTTTTCCGCGACGGTATGCCGCGCCGGATTGAGTTCACCCTGTCGCTCAAACGGGTGGATGAATCCCTGTCCGATATGTTCGGTGATCTCAGTGCGCAACTGAATAATCTGCAGGACACGGCAACGTCTGCCTTAAGCGATATCAGTAAAACGGTGGGAGGGCTGCTGTCGTGAATTTCAGCTCTGAACTGCTTAACAAAGGCAACAAAACTCCCGCATTCAGCATCAGTATTGAGGGCAGGGATATCACCACTGTGCTGGATAACCGCCTGATGAGTTTGACGCTGACGGACAATCGGGGCTTTGAAGCAGACCAGCTTGATCTGGAGCTGGACGACGCCGACGGAAAAATCGTGCTGCCGCGCCGTGGTGCGGTTATTACGCTGGCGCTGGGCTGGAAGGGGCAGCCGCTTTTCCCGAAAGGGGCATTCACGGTGGACGAGATTGAACACACTGGCGCACCGGACCGCCTGACTATCCGGGCGCGAAGTGCTGATTTTCGTGAAACGCTGAATACCCGCCGTGAAAAGTCGTGGCACAAGACCACCGTTGGGGAAGTGGTGAAGGAAATAGCTGCACGGCACAAACTGAAGATGGCATTGGGTAAAGACCTGTCAGATAAACCCGTGGAACATATAGACCAGACCAATGAGAGTGACGGCAGTTTTCTGATGCGACTGGCGCGCCAGTACGGTGCTATTGCATCGGTGAAAAATGGCAATCTGTTATTCATCCGGCAGGGACAGGGCAAAAGCGCCAGCGGTAAACCACTGCCGGTGATCACTATCACGCGTAAGGACGGCGACAGTCACCGCTTTACCCTGGCAGATCGCGGAGCCTATACGGGCGTCATTGCCAGCTGGTTGCATACCCGCGAACCCGCGAAGAAAGAAAGCACCACGGTGAAGCGTAAGCGCAGAACTAAGAAGCAGAAGAAAGAGCCGGAAGCGAAGCAGGGCGATTATCTGGTGGGGACGGATGAAAACGTGCTGGTACTTAATCGCACTTATGCCAACCGGAGCAACGCCGAACGAGCGGCGAAAATGCAGTGGGAACGCCTGCAACGCGGTGTTGCGTCATTCTCGCTACAACTGGCGGAAGGTCGGGCAGATCTCTACACGGAAATGCCTGTGAAGGTCAGTGGCTTTAAACAGCCAATAGATGATGCGGAATGGACCATTACGACTCTGACACATACCGTCAGCCCGGATAACGGTTTTACGACCAGTATTGAACTTGAAGTGAAAATTGGTGATCTTGAAATGGAATAAATGGTTCTCAATATTGATATTTTGTGTATCATTGCAATGATTCTGATAGCAAAGGTAGGGATCTGGATATGATGAATTGTCCAAAGTGTGGTCATGCGGCGCACACAAGGAGCAGTTTTCAAGTAACAGAAAGCACCAAAGAGCGTTACTGCCAGTGCCAAAATATTAACTGCGGGAGCACTTTTGTTACCCATGAAACAGTGGTCCGGTTTATTGTGACACCTGCAGTGATTGCCACAGCCCCTCCACATCCATTGCCAGGTGGTCAGGGCCATATGAATTTTTAAGAAAGAGAACCTGCTACGGCAGGTTTTTATTCATCTGGGATCTCACCCGTTTCAAGAAAATGTATAAAGCCAGGCTCATCTATGATGATAGTGCCTTTCATCCTGGCTGCCGATACTTTTGATGGGCCTGCATTGTAACCGCAACAGAGCATCTGAAGGTTTTGGGTTACAGATGTTCTTACCGTTAATCCTTGTTCATTCGCCTTATCAACCAACCTTTCTTTATCTGCTTTCTTAAATCCGGTGAAACACACATCGAATGTATTTTTTTTCGGACCTGACTGCTTAGTGAGATGTGAGTAGTTTTCGGGGAGGAATGACGCGCATTCCTGAATGGCTTGTTCTTGTGAATCGTATTGTTTAAGAATGCGGTCTTTTCGGAAGGTTTTTATTCGATCGGTGTTCTTACAAATGCCCTGTATGTGATTTTCGCTATAACTGATGCTCTGTATTGAGTGAACACCGATACGACCATTTGCATTGATGTAAACAAAGTGAAGTTCTTCCATGTCAAACCTCTTTGCATGATTTCAAGATGGCGACAGGCAAGATGGACGCAAAAGTCTGTCGCCATTTTGCCGCCACTACCTAAGAAAAAGGGGCTACGCTTTCACGTAACCCCTTGATTTATTTGGTGGAGCTGGCGGGAGTTGAACCCGCGTCCGAAATTCCTACATCCTCGGTACTACATGCTTAGTCAGTCTTTACATTCGCTTGCCAGCTGCGGACGGACACGCCACTAACAAACTAGCCTGATTAAGTTTTAACGCTTCAACCCCAGGCAGGGCTTCCACGCGATCTCTTTTGGGTTTGACCTCTCTTGATCCCCGTCCTAAGAGCGGAGGCTAGGGAGAGAGGGCTCTAAGCAGGTTATTAAGCTGCTAAAGCGTAGTTTTCGTCGTTTGCGACTATTTTTTGCGGCTTTTTACGAGGCCAACCGCCCCTCGGCATGCACCTTGGGTTTCGCAAATCCCGTCGAATCCAGAATCAGCCCCAATGTGTAAAGGTAAGTATACCAGATTTATGAGCGCCATGACCAGCCTCAATGGCGTTATCGTTAAAGATTTAGCACCCATGTAGCCTGATTTTTATTCGATTAAGCAATGGGATGGCAACATTTGTGTCGGATGTGATAGCCAATAAGATGTTCATTCGCGCCGCCGGAGAGGGAGGCGCGGTGAGGAACTGGTCAATAATTGGAGTGCAGGTTTAACGGTGGGCGTTTTTCATGATACGTGCTTTATCCACCTGCCATTCGCGTTCTTTGATATCTGAACGTTTATCGTGCTGTTTTTTACCTTTGGCGACGCCGATTTTCACTTTGCACCAGGCATTTTTCCAGTACAGGGAGAGCGCCACTACGGTATAGCCTTCTCGATTGACGCGACCGTACAATGAGTCCAGTTCGCGTTGGTTGAGAAGTAACTTGCGGGTACGGGTAGGATCGCACACCACATGCGTGGAGGCCACGGCCATTGGCGTGATGTTAGCGCCAAACAGAAATGCCTCTCCGTCACGCAGAAGGACGTAGCTGTCGCTGATATTGGCTTTTCCTGCGCGCAGGGATTTAACCTCCCAGCCTTGCAGGGCAAGTCCCGCTTCGAACTCTTCTTCGATAAAGTATTCGTGACGGGCGCGCTTGTTAAGCGCGATGGTCGCTGAACCAGGTTTATGTGCTTTTTTCTTCGTCAT